TGTGTGGGATCACTGTGGTCGGACTATATCGCCAAAGACGGCTATCTTGACAAAGTCGGGCTTTGTGCCATCAAAGAGAAGTCACGCAAGGTTAGGTTGGTTACACCAAATGCGGTTGCCTCAGCGATGGTCGGCAGTCTTTACAACTCATGGTTGTTAGGATTGTTAGCCCAGGATCCGCGTACTGACCCGTTCTCGGAGCCGAAGGAGCTTGACCCTAGCCAGGTTAAGGTGCCTAGCGGATATGAGATACGCTCAGTGGATCTTGTCAGGGCATCGGACAAGATATCGGGGGATGATCACAAGGCGATCCTAAGGGGGGTGCTGCGTGGCCTGAAGATCCCGCTTGACAGTCCGTTTGCACGCATGTTACTCTTTTATGCCCGGTCTGTTCTCATTGAGGGCAAAGGGGCTGATGGAGTGGCATTTTCCTATACCACAAAAGGGAAACCTGCTATGGGCAGGGGCCCAACATGGCCAACCCTTTCGCTGTATACGCTCAAGCATGTAACAGCGGTGAAATCCCTAGTGCAATCTAGGGTTGTGGGGGACGATGCGATGATAGTTGCGGCTATCGGAGCATGTCAGGAATTCGATAATTCCCTACGTAGTCATGGGGGGGAGGTGAACCTTGGGAAGGACCTTCTCTCGGAGGCTGGGGGGACATTGGTCGAGCGTTTAGCTATTCTAGACTCAGATCGAATTGTCACATGGCATGATACCATCAGCGTCTCCGTGCTGGACGGCGAGCCGAAAGTACAGCCCGGCGAAAGCCGGCGCGTCCCCAGGTTTATGGGAGGCACGTCAATACCATATGCCAAGGGCGTTGAGTATATATGTGAAGTGACATTCCGCGACGAATTCTACGAGTTCCGTCGTGTGGGACTAGATCCGTTTCTACCGCGTGAATTCGGAGGCCCAGGATTTCCCTGTGCTCCAGACCGGCAAATCAAGGCGATTAAGGCTCTTAGGCCCCAATGGGTCAGAGCTTTGAGAGTTGCGATGAGTCAGGGGAGTGCGGGAATAGGCATCCTTCTAAGACTGCAAGCGCCCTGGAAATCGAGTGCCTCAGACGGAGGAAAGGTTATCCGGGAGACCATCTTGCAGCGTATACGCGAGGAACAAGAAGATTGGGGTGATATGCTCGCGTGGACGGACGCAGCCAAGACTGGGCTTACGATCGATGAGTTCGAAAAAGAAATCACGGCACTCTTAGAGGGTGCCCTGGGAGTATGGCTCGGATTCGGAGAGAATAAGTGCATTCCGACGTCCATCGGGCGGGTCAATGAACAACTGCGGGAAGAGATTACCATCATAAACCGGATGGTACCCAGTGGGCGTTTATGTGATCCAGTGCGAGACTTGTGGGAAGGGTTAATGAAATATCTCACAAATATTCGACTGGGGTGGTTTCGGCTACCTCAACGCTACCGCACGTCACCAAAGATGGGAACCACGATGGGGTACTGGAGGCTTGGGATGAAGACTACCAGTGGTCTGTATGGATATGGAGAGCGGCATGTGGTTCGCCCACGGCCCTCCACTGAGGGTTGTTCCTCAGGGGAGTCCGAAGATGGGAGGATGGAGGGGGCCTTAGTAGTGGTGAATGAAAAGGCTTCCAAGGTCCGTCAAGTTGGAACCATTTCGGATGACGAAGATGTCCTTGTGCTAGGTGAACCAATTGCCCGTGGTAGGGGGTTGGCTAACCAGATCCTGGGTTGCGTGGGCGGCCTGGGGGATCAGAAGGAACAGATGTGGGAGAGTGACAGTGAGGTCGACTTCTTTGTGAAGAGGGGTTGAACTGCTGTCTCTAATTGGTTTACGCTCTGTGGGCTGCTGCTGTGAGACGCCTAGATAACAACCCCTGCGGGGGTGATCCGTGTGAAAGGCATGGGCAGGGACCGCCACAGCAGTGTGGATGGTGCGCTCATACTCCGGTACGGTAGCCGAGTAATGACGATCAATCTAGAAGCAATCCAGTTAGCTAAGGTGGGCCTCTCGGCGTGGGTGCTAAGCTAGCTAAGCAAACGGACACCATGTTATTACACTCTCCGAGCTACGGCTATGACGACCTGTGTGCCAATTTGAAGTGTTACGTGCTTGGCCGGTGTTCCCACTACGTCGGGATGCTACCGAGGCGGCGGCTTAGGGAATATTACCATAGGTCAGGTCCGTCTATTGACCGCGTTAGGGGGTGATTCCTGTATGCGTGATGTGGATTGGTCTGGCTGCCCATTATGGTCCGATGTAGCATGAGTGTCTTCCGACCTTATGATCAGACTGCGGTGGTACGATTCTTAAGTGATTCAGTAGGTTCTGCCGGGGAGGATGGAATTGGTGGTGTGTTGTGATGACACGCTTCCGAAGAAGTTTGACCCGCC